GCCAGAGCGACGGCCGCGGCCGCGCGGGGCCGTTCGTTATCAATCTGCGCGGGATCGGACGAAAGCCAGACAAGCCATGCCACAACCCACCGCCATAGAATCGCCATTTATTTGACCCCCCGAGCCGCGAACGATCGATACGCAACCAGACACAGCACCGCGCCAATCACAGACCACACTAGGCCAGCCGGCGAGTAGGCATCCCCGGTAAGCATCGCGTTTACCATGCCGCCAACGATGCTGCCGGCCACGCCGGTTGCGATTGTCTGCCACCCCGGCGACGGCTTATCAAGCGGAACGAACCATTCCGCGATCGACCCCGCGATAAGCCCGCAGACAATCCACCCGATAAGAGAAAACATTACCAACCCTCCCGGTGATTTAGTTCGCCGTGCCTGTAAGCGTGATTTGTGTAGTGGCTAGCCGTCTGCGGTTGCTCTGCGGCGAGCATTAGCCATAAACCCGTTTTCGCAAGCCGCGAGAAGAACTTAAACACGGGGCGGCTTTTGCCGCTGGGCTGCCACGGCAAAAACGAATCGCCCGCCTGTTGCCCTATCATCCAACCGCCCGCGAAAATGGCGACGGCTAGCGTTATTGTTTTGCGGTCAAACTTTGGGAACTCGCGCGATTCGCCCGCCGGGGCTACGATCGCGGCGCTAGTTTCGGTCATGCGATGTATCCAGAATGTTCGAAGATTCGACGTTAGGTTGCAACCAATCGCGATGGTTTAGATCGCGATACTTAAATCCGTTCGTGTCACCGATCGCCCAAGCATCCTCTAGCATTCGCTCCACTACGGAGCGCCTAGCCCAAAACGAACCATCCGGCTGATCCGCCGGCCATTTCGGGCCGGATATCCAGTTAGGCGACCAACTATTAAGAATCAGAACGCAATCATCCGGCGACCCGTTTTTCCGGTGGCGCACCGCTAGGGCCGCCATCTGGTGCATCCATGTTCCGCTAGCCTCCGCGATGCCGTCGCGGTTGCGAACAGATTGGAACCCCTGCGAAGATGCCAGCGTTACCGGATAGCCGCTTTCGATCGCCGCGCTAAGTTCGTCCCATGTTCGAACGCTTACAACGTGTTTGCATGGATGCTGTTTAGCGATGCCATCCATCACCCCCTTATCACCCTTGCCACCGCAACCGTAGGCGCCCCACTGTTTCGCGCGGTCGCCGCTATAGGTGGTTAGGTCGATTCCATTTACCGGCTCGCGGTAGACCACGCCGAACTCTCGCAAAAACTTTGCCGCGCCGAATCCCGTCGCGCCGTCATTCCAGCCGCCGTAAGGCTGCGCGCCGTCCCCCGGCTTTCCTCTCGCCTCGACCCTCGCGCCACCGTAGATGGCTTCGGTGCTTGGCATTCGCGGCGGCTCTGGAAGTTTGCCAAGCGACCACGCGACAGAATCTTGGCAATACACCGCGTGCGCGGCGCCCCATGCGACACAATCCCCGATCAACTGCCGGCCGACTACGAACGGCTTTCCATATCTAGCCTGATGCGCCTTATCCATTTGGCGATATAGAAACGTATCGATGCCCTTTGCGTTTTGCATCGCATCGGCGCCGGCCTGCGCGAAAAATCTTTCGTCCCCGAGCGTTGCTAGAAAGGCTTGCGTTCCTTCCGGGTCTGGCGTGTAGCCAAACGCGCGCCGCTCCACGCGGTCTAGGATCGTGTTTGTGTAGCGCGCCACAACCACGCCTAGCGCGGAAGTAACGACTACGAACAGAATGGCCGAAATCGAAAACGCTTTAGCGCGCTGCGTCACTGGCGGCCTCCCCTATGGTTCGCAGCGCAGAAATCCACGCGGCCCGCTGCTCCGGGGTTACCGGCCCGCCGGCAGTTCCTACCTCCGCGTCAAGGTATGTGGCGATTGCGTCAGCCGCTTTTGGCTGCCTATCTCCAATCGATTCGCCGCGGCAACGCAACTCGCGGGCGCTCTGCCGTAGTTCATCGATCGCCACCCCGGTAGACCATCGCGGCGGTTTGCCCGTCATCGAATCCCATTCGATTTCGTCTGCCAACTCCAGACAGAGCGCGCCAACGGTGGAAGCGTCCGCGCTGGCAGAGCCGCCGACCCATAAGCCGCGCAGGTTTAGCGGCCCGCCGGGCGCCGGCGTTGGTGATGGCGAGTCGGATTCGCCAGACGGGGCAAGGGCAAACGCGAGCGCCGCGGCGATGAGGAACGCGGCAGCGATATGGCGCTTGTCGATATGCGACCAATCGAGCGCCGCATAGAACCGCTGGATATACGGCCAGCCAAACACGGCGCAGCCAGCGACGGCTAAAACCACGCTAACGATCATACCTTGACCCCCACGATATAAAGTTGCAAAACGGCGGGCGGATTTGTGAAAGTGAGCGCCCCGCCGGTAGCGTTCGCCGTGGCGGCAGCCGATAGCGTGATGCTGGTGGCGCTATTGATCGCGGCCACCGTCGCCCCGGCCGGAATGCCCGTTCCGGTAACCGCAAGCCCCACGCGAAGCGCGGCCGTCGAGGATAGCGCGGCCACCGCTCCCGATCCGCTGGCGAGGTTGCCGGTGAGCGAAACGGATTGCGCCGCGTTGGCGATCGTCACCGTGCGCGAGGTTGTGGTGGTAGGCCATCCGGCGCCGGGATTCGACGCTAGCCAAACAGCCTGCGCGCCGATGGCTGCGCTGCCCGTGATGTAGCCCGCCCAAAGATTCGAACCGCTGGCGTTGATCGTTACGCCTTCGGATTCCGAACTGTTGACGATAAGCAAAGCCTTAACCGTCGCCAGCGATAGCGTTCCCGTGCCACCGAACGCGATGAGCGGCAGCGCCCGCAGATCGATAGACGTTGACGCGCCCGGCGCAACCGTCACAACGTCGCGCCAGTAGCCATTAGCGGCCCCGGCGGCCGTGCCATCCGCCAGCCCGAGCGCGATCGACGCGGTTGCCGTGTCGGTTACTTCGGTGGCGGCCAGCGTGTCGATAAGTTTCGGCACGAAGCGGATAGAGCCGGTGAGAGAAAAAGCCGTTGCCATTACGCCCCCGCCGCTACGGAAGTGCCAACCAAATAAATCGAATAAGCCACGGCGGTAGCGTTCGGATTCGCGATCCGCAGCGTTGCGTTTGCTGACGTTACCGGCCAGCCGTCGAGTTGATTGACGGCGGCGACCTCCGAGCCGGGGCCGACCTTAAATGCGTAAATCGTGCCGGCTTCGTTGCTTCCAACTAGGATTTCGTTTCCGGCCGTGGCGTTGTTATTCGCCACGCGCAAAACTCTCAACTGCCGAATCGTGCAAGGAACGGAAACGCCGACCACCGATTGCGTGAGCGCCAGCAAATCAATCGCGTCAAACGAGTTTGCGGGAATCGTTCGCGTATCGCACCAGACAATATCGGCGGCAGCCGCCCCCGAGCCGTCCGCGATGGAATAGGAGCCGGCCACGGTTTGCTTGTCGGTGACGGCGCCGACCTCTTGCGAATCCACGCGCGTCCATTGCAGGCGCGTCGAAAACGTTCCGCTGAAAATATCGGTCAGGCTTTCCGCCACTAGATTAGCCCTTCCTCTATTGCGCGTTTCGCTGCCGCATAGTTAACGCCCAACTTCCACGCCGCGTATTCAATATCCGCCCGCGTTGGCGCCGGCCGGCTTGTTACCTTGCCCCAAAACGTTTGGGATTGAGTGCCGGCCGTGGCGGCATGGTCAACGGAGCCGGCAGGCGGCAAAGCCTCGCGCCCTTCCGGCCCGCCTTTGCGCCACGAACTCACCCTAGATATCACCGCTACGGCCTCCGGTTTCAGCCTATAGCGGCAGGCGCTAATCAGCCCCGTCTATGGCTGCGGATCGGCTTCCGCCCAACACGCCGCGTAGCCAGCGGCATCTAGTTGGTTATCGCGCTGCGGCTGGCCTTGATGCCGCGCGAACTTGTCGAGTTGCATGAAAATCGCCCAATCCCCCGGCGTGAAAGGCTCGCGGATTTTGTGCGCGAAAATCGCATTGATCGCGCCGATGGTTCGCGCGAAATGCTCCAGCGGCGGCGCATACTTCGCGCGGCGCTCCGCGGTGGTTTCGATTGCATCCGCGAGCAACCTTTCCGCGGCCGATTGTTCCCGCTCTGGAGTTAGCAAGCCGTCGCCAACAAGCCGCGTGGCGGATTCCTCAACTGCCGGCTGCGGCCCTACGCGGCCTTTCATTTCGCGCTCACCTTGCAGAATCCAATCGGTCGAAATCGTTTCCGTTTCCATCTTCGTTCCTCCGGGTTTGTGTTCGTCAATGTATGCCAGCAATCGCATAACGTCGCCGGCTAGTGCGCCGGAAGTTCCGGCGTCTAGGCAACCGCTGAAACGGAGCGCCCGCTGCTTGGCCTGCGCGAAGTATTCCGGCGAGAGTTTCACGATGTTCGGATTGATCCATCTTTCGCGATGCGGAAGTTTTCAACGGAGTAGGTTCCGCCCTTCGCAACGTCTACGATTGCAAACCCCCAGTTCCATTGATTCGCCACCGAAGCGTAATCGGGCGATAGGTCGCATAGGCAGCCCGTAGACCACGCGCACGCCTCATCGTGCCAAAGGTTGCTCTGTGCATGGCTACTAGTGCGGTGGCCGTGGCCGACCATTACGGAGTGATTGGTTCGAACGTAGGCGCCGCGGGCTTGATTGACGGGCGAGGATTGCCCCCGCGGCAGTTCGTGGCCGTGGAGGATTGGCAACTTGCCAGCCATCACGAT